GCCCCCTCCGCGGCTCCAGCGGAGTTAATTCTAATATATACATTTATGCAGTAGGTACCGCCACTTGGTAATAGATTCGTGGTGGTCCAGTATAAAAATACAAAGAAAAGTCTTCTGCTCCTGCAACATAGCAATCAAACGTGATAGGTTCCGTGGCTGTGCCAGGATACACTTCAGTTTGAGCACTGAATACAGGATTGAATGCAGCTTGTGTTGTGTAGTTAATCTTCTTCGCAGGGATAAAACGTACATTAGCATAAAGTGGTGTTTCAACCTCTATGCTAGGTGCTGTCTGTGCTGGTGAAGCTGCCATACCAGGCACAGAAGAAAGGGAAGACGTGTTAAGAAAACGGTCAGAAGCAAAATTTGAACTGACAATCCATGTTTGAAATTGGCTAAGAAATGTGCCAATATTTGCCTTCCTCGCAACCTCTAATTTATTACGCCAAACATAGTCGCTAGCGACTTGATTGATTTTCCATTTCAAGCCACCACGCCAACAAACAAATGCTGGTGTGATATAATTAATTAGGGTCATTTTGCCAAAACTATAATTGCTGGCAACAGGTGTTGTTGTATTATAAATACCACCACTCACCCAACCTCGGTAAAAAGGAAAGATTGATTGAGTTAGTGTCCACAAGCCAATATCACCACCATGTTCAGTGAGTGAATGGCGACAGTGTAAACAATACCTTTTGAGCATTTGACGAAAAGAAACAATTTCCTCACCAAAGAATACGTGAGAATATGGGTTCGCCACTGCTTGTTTTTGTAGCACTTGAATGTCAGGTGTCTGTGCCACAGGTTTGCTGGGTTCAGATGTATCTTCAACATCAGCCTGCACTTCTTCTCCCATTTGAGCGGTGAATTGTGCAACATCTGGCTGTCGTTTCCAGCTATAATTTTCTAGGTTTTCTGTTGGATTGCGGAATTCCATATCATCTCCAGCAGATACCCAGACGTTAACCAAAACATCATTGTTAACGATCGAGTTTGGTGTCACAAGTTCATTGACAACATATACTCTTATTAATCCATTAGCTGTAGGCCCTGGCACATTAACACTAGGGTTATTGCTAAAAGGCAATGACAAAGGTGTTGCACCATTTGCCCCGTTACCAGGAAAACCACAAATACAATAAGGCTCTTCAGAACCCCATCCAATACTCATGGTAACATCTTTTTCTTCAGCTAGATCAACAATATAAGTATAGTTGGTGACATACTCGTTTGAACTAAATCCATGTGGGTCATAAACAATCTTGAAACGTCCTTTATGGTAATTAGACGCTACAACTTGAAAACGAAACTTCATAGATCCAATCCAATTGCGAAATGGTAATGCTGCAAAACCACACGCTGGCAAAAACATTTCTGTTTCTGTCGACGTGACAGTAGCA